CTTCACGTTCGACGGACACGCCTATCCGGCCGGGTTCACACAGACCTGGACCGAGGCCCGGCAGGAGATCGCGGACGGGACATTTCCATCGTTCGCTGGCGTCTACCGGTCCAACGGCGTCATCTACGCGTGTATGCTCTCGCGGTTCGCGCTGTTCTCCGAGGCGCGGTTCCAGTACCAGCGGTTCATCGACGGGCGCCCTGGCGACATGTTCGGCGACGCGACGCTCCGCCCGCTGGAGGCGCCCTGGCCGGGTGGCACGACGGGCGACCTGCTCGCTCGGATGCTGACCGACGCCGACCTGGCCGGCAACGCCTACGTCCTTCGAGAAGGCTCGACGCTGAAGAGACTTCGGCCCGATTGGGTAAGCATCCTGATCGGCTCGCCGGACGAGGCGACCGACGAGGGAGCGTGGGACCCTGACGCGACCGTGCTCGGCTACGCCTACCAGGTCGGCGGCCGGAACAGTCATAACGTCACGCGGTACTACCTCCCGTCGGAGGTCGCCCACTACGCTCCGGTCCCCGATCCGCTGTCCCGGTTCCGTGGAATGTCCTGGCTCACCCCGATCATCCGGGAGATCGCGGCGGACTCCGCGGCGCGCGATCACAAGCTGCGCTTCTTCGAGAACGGCGCGACGCCGAACATGGTCGTCCGGCTCGACAAGGACAGCAAGGCGTCGGCGAGCTCGCAGGAGTTCAAGGACTGGGTCTCGAAGATGCGCGAGCAGGAGCCTCGCGGCCGCGACTTCTACCGGACGATGTACCTCGCCGGCGGCGCCGATGTGACCGTCGTCGGAGCGGACCTACGGCAGCTCGACTTCAAGATCACGCAGGGCGCCGGCGAGACGCGCATCGCCGCCGCGGCCGGCGTCCCGCCGGTCATCGTCGGGCTCTCCGAGGGCCTCGCGGCGGCGACCTACAGCAACTATGGACAGGCGCGGAGACGCTTCGCCGACCTGACGATCCGCCCGCTCTGGCGGAACGCCGCCGGCTCGCTCTCGGTCATCGTGCGGCCGCCGGCCGGCGTTCGTCTCTGGTATGACGACCGCGACATTCCGTTCCTCGCCGAGGACCGGAAGGACATTGCCGAGACAGCGGGTCGCGAGGCCCAGACGATCAGTGGGCTCGTCGTCGCGGGCTTCACCCCCGACTCCGTGGTTTCGTCCGTCAAGGCGAACGACTGGTCACTGCTCCAGCACTCGGGCCTCTACTCCGAGCAGCTCCAGCCGCCTACTAACGCCGCCAGAACGCTGGCAGCGATGATCGCGCCCTACCTGCCAACCGGAGATGCCGCATGACGACCCCGACCGCTCCTCGCGACGATCTCATCCGCATGATCGACCTCCCCGCCGCCGAGCTGCGAGTCGCAGCGACGGCCGACGGGACGATCGGTACGCTCGTCGGCTACGCCGCGGTGTTCGATCGCGAGACGATCATTGACTCATGGGAGGGCAAGTTCCGAGAGATGCTCGTCCCGGGCTCGTTCGCTCGGACGCTGGAGCAGCGAGCCGACCGGGTGAAGGTCCTATTCAATCACGGCTTCGACCCGAGCATCGGCGACAAGCCGCTCGGCAAGCCCGAGAAGATCATGGAGAAGGCGGCCGGTCTGTGGACCGAGACGCCGCTCGACGACACGTCATACAATCGTGACCTCCGGGCGTCGCTCGCGTCCGGGGCGCTCGACGGGATGTCCTTCCGCTTCAGCGTCGTCAGGGAGGAATGGATCGAGCCCGACGAGGACGATGCCGCGTCGCTCCCGCTGCGACGCCTTCTAGAGGTCAAACTGTACGAGTTTGGCCCCGTCACCTACCCCGCCTATGAGGCGACCACGGCCGGCGTTCGCGCTCGGCCCGCGTACCTCGCGTGGCGGACCGCCCATCAGTCCCCGACTCTCGGACCCGCCGACTCTGGCACGCCGAGGTCAACCGATGAGACCGCCGAGTCCGGCACCTCATCGCTCGTCGTCGCGAGGCCCATCAAGGCCATCGCACAGGCCACGGCACGCGCTCGCGTGCTCGCATCACTAGGAGACACCTCATAATGAGTGAGATCGCCAGCATGACCGTCCCGGCCCTCGCGGCCAGGTCGGCTGCCATCGCGGGCGAGATCGACGAGCTCAACGCCGTCCCTGAGTGGACGGCCGACCAGCAGACTCGGTTTGACGCCCTCAATACCGAACTGGGCGACCTCGAGGCGCGGGGCAAGGTCCTCGCCGCCCGCGACGACGTCCGTTCGCGCGCCGCACGACTCGCGACCTCGGCCGAATACGAGGCCCCGATCGTTCGCGTCGCGAAGACCGCCGACGACGCGTTCGACCTTCGGACGCTGTCGTTCGCCGCGTCCCCGGGCGAGGTCCGGGCGCGGGCCATCACCGCGATTGAGAAGATGATCGAGGTTCCCGACTACGCCAAGCAGCGAGCGACCGAGGTCGTGTCGCGGCTCCCGGCCGAGGTCGCCCAGCGGGTCCTGCTCACCGGCTCGACCGACTACCGCACCGCCTACCAGAAGGCGATGGTCGGTCAGTCGATGCTCTGGACTCCGGGCGAGCGTGACGCGTTCCGCGCGGCGCTCTCGCTGACGGGCGCTACCGGCGGCTTCGCCGTTCCGTTCAACCTCGACCCGACGATCATCAGCACCAAGAGCATCTCGACAAACCCGTTCCGCCGGATCGGGCGCGTCGTGACCGGCGTGACCGACGACTGGAACGGCGTCACCAGCGCTGGCGTCACGGCGTCGTTCGACGCCGAGGCGGCCGAGGTCAGCGACGACAGCCCGACGCTCGTGCAGCCGTCAATCACCGCTCACATGGCGCGAGCGTTCGCCCGCGGCTCGATCGAGATCAGCCTGGACTGGGCCGCGATCGAGTCCGATCTCCGGACGCTGTTCCAGGAGGCGAAGGACGACCTGGAGGGCGCGAAGTTCGCGCTCGGCTCCGGCTCCGGCGAGCCGTTCGGCATCGTGACTGCGCTCGCCGGCACGGGCTCCGAGATCAACGCGGCGACCGACGACGTGTTCGCGATCGCTGACGTGTTCTCCATCGAGGGTGCGCTCCCGGCGAAGTACCGCACGACCGTCCTCGACGGCACGGCCCAGGCTTCGCGAGCGTCGTGGGTGGCTAACCACGCCATCTACAACCTCATCCGGCGGTTCGACACGCAGGGCGGCGCGGGTCTCTGGGAGACCCTCGGCGGCGGGCGTCCGAACCTCCTGCTCGGCTACCCGGCCTATGAGGCGTCGGGGATGGACAGCACGGTCACGACGAGCGGCGCCGTGTCCAACTACATCCTCGCGATCGGCGATTTCCGCCACTACGTTATCTATGACCGGATCGGGTTCAACCTCGAGTTCATCCCGCACCTGTTCCACACCAGCAACAACTTGCCCTCCGGGCAGCGCGGCTGGTTCGGCTACTGGCGCGTCGGCGCGGACAGCGTCAACGATGACGCGTTCCGCCTGCTTGACGTCCCGAGCGCCGCGTAACCTCGCGGCTTCGGACAACCGGGGGCTCGGGCTTCGGCTCGGGCCTCCCGGCCCTACCTCCACTAAGCGCAGAAGGAGTTGACTCGATGCCTCCCGATCGCCTACTCCGTCAAGGCGTGGCTGCTCCGATGACGACAGGGCAACCCTCCAGGCTCCCGGTTCGCGCCAGGGAGACGTTCTGGTACGGGCGACGTCTCATTCGTCGAGGCGATCTCATCGACCGCGGTGACCCGGTGTACGCGCGCTGTCGCGAGTCGCTATTTGATACGATCGAGCAGGCCACCGCGGCGCCAGGAGAGAAGCGAGCCACGCGTCTCCCGAGGCGGGGGTGACCCATGGCCGACAACCTCACGACACAGACGACGGTCGCGACCGTTCCCTCCGGGGGCGTCATCGCGACCGATGACGCCGGCGGCGCGCACTACCAGCTCGTGAAGCTGGTCGATGCGACGGCCGACAGCACGACGCGGACCGGCTGGTACGGCACGGGAGTCGGCTGGTGAGCGGCAACGGCGTCGTCCTGGTCGGGGGCTCATCGCCGTCCGCGATCGCGCTCGCCGGACCACCGCCGACGGTCGCCGCGTCTCCGGTTCCTGGCGCGACGGCGCTCGTCTCGCCGCCGCCGTCATCCGCCTCCGCTCCGTCGCCGTCCGCGACCGCGAATGCTCCAACGCCCGCTCCGAACGCGAGGACCTAGACCGTGCCGAATATCCTGAAGGTCGCCGTCGAGAACGCAGATGAGCTCCTGAACTCCGGAGCCTACGATACGGGCGCCGTCATCCGGCTCCAGTCTGCGACGTCAGAGGGTGGCGCCTACTCCAACCTGACCGGGACCGGCTCGACGCCGACGCTCGCGCTCGTCGCTGGCACTCGGGCCTATACGGGCTACGACCCTAACGGGACCTCGACGACGTACTACCGAACGCGATACGAGAACGCTGGTGCGACCCGTGTCTCCGACTGGTCAGCGGAGTTCCAGGTCGCCGCCGAAGGGTCTGGCCTGCTCTGCTCCCTCTATAACGCCAAGCAGCGTCTCGGGATCGACTACACCGACACGTCCGAGGACGAGAACCTCCTGGGGTACATCGCGCAGGCATCGCGCTGGATCGAGGGCCGGACCGGCCGCTGGTTTACGCCGCGCGACGATACGCTGCAGCTCTCGGTCAATCAGGCTTGCCGGACGGTCTACGTCCCGCGCGGCATCCGGGCGATCACGACGTTGTCCTACGCGACGACGGACCAGGCGGACAGCGGCGGTACCTACACCGCGATCACGACCTACTCCCTCCAGCCTGGCGAGATCGCTCGGGACGCCGGCTGGCCGGCGACTCGCGTGACGCTGCTCTCGACGTCAGCGGCATACTTCTGGCCGGGGTTGAACACAGTGAAGATCATCGGCTCCTTCGGCTGGTCGGAGGTCCCGCCAGACATCGAGCGCGTCGCGCTGAACCTCGTCGTCGCGGACCATCGCTCGCGAGCATCGACCGGAGATACCGACGCGTTCACGATCGGCATCGACGGCAGGCGCGCGTACAGCCGGACCGTGGATGCTAACGACTGGTCTACGCTGCGGTTCTACTCCGAGCGGCCGACGTGATTAGCACCGAGGTCACGCCGTCCGGTCCGTTCTTCCGGCGCGATCCCGGCAAGATGCTACGGCAGAATATTCGCGACCTGATGGAGGTCGCGGCTGACCGGGCCGCCGACTCGCTGCGTCGTCGCATCTCGTCGCGCCAAACGCTGATGCCCAACTGGACTGGCTGGACGCTCGATCGCGTGGTCGGGCGCGTCCACAACCTCGCCGGGCAGCGCTGGGGGATGACAGCGAAGGTCCAGATCAGCGCGCATGGACTCGATCGTGCCGACGCGATCCGCACCAAGGCCGCGGCGGCGACGATCGAGCGTCGCTGGCACGTCATCCGGGCGACTCGCTCGATCATCCTGCGGGATCTGAGGGCGCTCCGACATGACCTGACGGAAGGGATGACATGACCTGGGACGGCGCGATGACGACGCTCGCTGCGAACCTCACGACCGCCGGAGCTGACGTCACGCCAAAGGTCGTCAAAATCGTTCGCGGGGAACCCGACGCGCTTTCGACTGACCTGATCGCGTACTGGATGGGCCCGGGCACCCGGCAATCCTCGACCGGAGCGAACACGCTGACTAAGGTCAACATCGAGCGTGGCGTCACGATTACCGCCTACCTGCGCGGGGCGACGCGAGCCGAGACGCTATCGGCAACGCTTGAATCGCGGCTGATCGCGCTCGAGGCGGCCATCTTCAATCGGCTCTGGGCCGATGCGGACCTCGGCGGGAACGCGATCGGCATTAGCATCGACGGGACTGAGTACGGGTGGATTGACATCGCAGGTCAGCTCGCTCGCGTCGTCTCGCTCGTCGTCTGGATCGACCTCGCCGAAGTCTCGACGATCAGCCTCTAGGGGAAGACACGGGCTCGCTCTCGGGCGTCCACGGCGGGCTTCTAAGGGGAGTTATACGATGGCTAAGATCACCGGGCTTGCGCAGAACCTCTATGTCGCCGGGGTAGATCTCTCGGGCGACACGGGCTCGCTCTCGGGCGTCCACGGAGGGTTCGCGCCGATCGACGTGACGAGCATCAACCGATCCGCCTACGAGCGCATCGGGGGACGGCGCGACGGCGGCCTGTCGTGGGTGTCGTTCTTCAACGACGCGGCGAGCGCGGCCCACCTGACATTGCGCGGGCTCCCGACGACGGACGTTCACGTGATGTATGTCGCCGCGACCTCGGTCGGCGGGGCCGCCGTCTGCGGTGTCGTGAAGCAGATGGACTACGCGGGCACGAGAGCGAGCGACGGCACGCTGACGTTTGACGTCCCGACGATGGGCAACGGGTTCGGAATCGAGATGATGGGCGCGGGCGCCGACGGGATGCTGACGGCCGGTCTCCGGACCGACACGGCCGCGACGAACGGCACGAGCATCGACTACGGCGCGGTCAGCACGCTGTTCGGTCTCTCGGCGTATCTCCAGGTAACCGCGTTCACCGGCACGACGATCACGTTCACGATCCAAGACTCGGCCGACAACGTCTCGTTCGCCGCCGTGACCGACGCGACGTTCGCCGCCGTGACCGCGGCGCCGGCCGTCGAGCGCATCCAGACGACCGCGACGCAGACGGTCCGCCGGTACGTTCGGCTGGCGACGACGGGGACCTTCACGTCCTGCACGTTCGCCGTCGCGTTCATCCGGCACCAGACAGCGACCCTGTGAGTCGCGTCCTCGTCTCGTCTTTCCGCGCTCGGAGTGCCGCTCCGAAGCAGCCGACCGAGCCCGTCCTCTGGCCGCGATGGGTCTTGGGGCCGAACGGGCGTCGATCAATGCGGATGCTCCCGCTCCCGGCCGACGCGATCCCGCCAGGCTGGCAGTCGGTCCGCGTCCGAGTCCGGCACCGGCTCGCGACCTGCGAGGAGACCGACTGTCCGTTCTTCCTCCGAGGATGGTCGGAGGTGGTACTACCGTCAGGAGACCGGCAGCCGCAGGAGGCTGGTCTCTCGCGCGACGCGGCGGCCGACCGCTTCGGCCTCTACGGGCCGGCGGCGGTCCCTCCGACCGTAGTCGAGCATCCCCCGGGCACGCCCTGCGGGCGCGTCCACAAGCGACCGGCGGACCTGCCACCGGTCTACCTCGTCAACGGCAGGACGGTCCTGTGGAACGAGTTTGAGGACTCGCTCCTGGGCGGATGGCAGCGCGCCGAGACGATCGGCCGAGAGAGGAGTTAGCATCATGGCGAAGGAGAACGGCCTCGGCTTCAGCGTCGCTGTCGACGACAGCGGCGGGACGCCGCGGACGATCAGCAACGACATCACGGACATGACGTTTAGTACGCCGCGCGCGGAGCAGGACGTCACCGGCATAGACAAGAGCGGGAACGAGCGACTGCTGCTCCTGGCCGACTTCACCGTCGGCCTAAACGGCGTGTTCAACGACGCGGCGAACTTCTCACACGCCGTGTTCAAGACCGTCCCGTCAACATCGGTCAACCGGACCACGACTGTCGCGGTCTCCGGCCAGACGATCGCGGGCGAGCTCCTCTACACGGACTATGCGCTGACGCGCGGTGCCGACGGCGCGTTCACCTGGACCGTGCCAGGCTCGCTCGCGGACGGCGCCGTCCCGACCTGGAGCTAGGTCCCCGATGGGGCCTCGGCCGGTCAGCCCACGCCGGTCGGGGCTCCCCTTCACGTGGGCGAGAGGAGTGGGCGAATGGGCGAGTGGACGCTACCCGAACGGACTAGCGTCCTCGTCTGGGACGAGGGCGAGTATGCCGGCGCAGAGGTCACGGTCCGGACCTCTATCGGAGTCTATGCGGCGCGGGAGTTGGGCCGACTCCTCCGCCGCGACGATGGCGAGACGGTCGACGACGCGTCGGCTCGCGCTGTCGCGATCGCGTCGCTTCTCGCGGCCGACGTGGTGGTGGAATGGAACCTGCGCGACCACCTCGGCGCCATCCCGGTCACCGCTGACGGCGTCAGTAGAGTCCCGCCAGAGTTCGAAGGGGAGCTGATCGCGCACTACTTCGCGGTCCTGACCGGCCAGGGTTTCAAGCTGAGGCGGACGAGTGGCGGGCGCTCGACCCCGCCACCCGACCTCGCCCGCCAGTCGGACTTGCCGACGCAATCTGGGACCGCTGGCTCCTGACACACGGGCTCCTCCCGTCCGATGTGGACCGGGAACCGGCCGACC